GTGAGTAAATGATCTCATAACATCTTTAGGGTGTCTTCCTTGAGTATAAAGTACAATTGTATTTTCGTTAGGATCGTAGTAAGCTGTTCTACCAAAAAACTGTTCTGATTCTGCTAGATCTCTTTTTATTTTTACTTCAGGTAAAGGTAATATTTTCATACCTTCATCAAGCATATATTCTAAAATTGATCCCATATAAGGAGTAAAATCAAAATTATGTTTATCTTGTATATCTTTTAAACCTACTCTTATGTGATCACCTTCAAAGGTCACTTTTACACCTTCTGATTCTATTTGATTTCTAACACGGTTAAATAAAGTGACAAGTTTATGTCTGTCTTCTGATTTTACTACAGAATCAGGTGCAATAGGTGCACCAGATGAATTTTCATTTACTTCTTGTTTAAACCAATTTTCAAAAAGATCATCAACTTTTTCTGCCATTATTTCAGCAATGATACTTTTCTTTAACATAGTAATTATTTTTAAAATTTCTTCTCTAGATAGTTCAGCAGGAAAAAAGTCTTTTACTAAATCTAGATTACCAGATAAAATTGCTTGTCTAAATTTAGTTGCTCTTTGTTCTCCTGAACCTGTTACTGCTAAACCTTTTACGTTAGGTGTATTTTTATAAGTTGTTATCCTTCTCAAGTCAGCTAAATCTTCTTGCCCTCTTACTCCTGTTACAGCGTAAAATTTAGTGTTAGGATTAGCTTTAGCGTAATCTTTAGAAGCAAACATTGGATTTTTTTCTCCATCCATTAATTCTACTCCTGGTAAATGTTTAGCATATATCTTCCAAACAGCAGTAGATTCATCTTTAGTTAGTCCGTTTCTTTCACCACCACCTATAAAAATAAGTACCTTATCTATTTTTTCAACTTTATCACTCTCACCTGCTAAAGCTGCTTTACCAACATCTTTATATGAATCAACACCATATAACTTACCTCCATGAGTACCGTTAAGTAGTTTTTTAACAACTTCAAAATGACCCCTGTGGGGTGGTTTAAATGCTCCAGGGTAAAGTGCTATTGCCATTATGTTAAAAAGTTTTGTATGTTTTGATCTATCTCAGCTGGAGTTGAATGTTTTAACTTTTCTTGAAAGACAGGACTATAGATCATGTCTGCAATATTATCTAACACATCTTTTTCTTTCTCAACGGCATTTTGTTTAGACTTTCTATAAGAATCAAGTTTCTTTTTCATCTTATCGTCTCCAGGTCCTACACCATTTTTTCTATACCAATCTGTAAAGTATTTTTTAAGTGCTCTGTCTTCACTATAGTTATTGACATCGTAATCAATATCTTTAACGGCTGTGTAAAACTCCTGTTCTTCTTGTTTTGACATTTCATAAGGTTGTCTAAAAGTACAACCTCCTATATTTTCCTTCTCATTAAGTCTTTCTAAATAATCCGATATACCTGCTGCACCATTTTTTGCTGCAGTATCAAATTCTTTTATATGTTCATTAAATTCTCCTCCTCTATCGTTTATAAAAATAGAAAGATTACCTTTTAACATTTTATTATAATCGGATATTAATTGATACACATTACGCCAAGTTGAAAATACAGCAGAAGAAGGTACCTGTCTTTGACGTTTCGCATTAGCTAGGTACGCTATTATTGGGTGAGTGTATACCATTACCATATATACGTCATATCCTTTAGATAAAAAATCTTTTATCTTTGTTGGATTAGATGCTGTAGTATCCCAAACAAAGCTAGTTTTGTCGTCTGCCAATGTTTCTGCTTCCTTGTTGGCTAGAGCGACCCCTGGGCTGAGTTTGTTGTATGCGGGGCTGTTGGGATCCTCTACGTATTTGTCTGGGTTGACTAGGGGTAGAGATCCTAGATCTAGCTGGTTGAGAAGGTATGACTTCCCTGCTCCAGCTCCTCCTGCCATTACTACGAGTTTGGGTTTGTTGCGTGCCTCTAGGATTAGTTGTGTTAGTTTCATTTCTTCTTCCGTTTATTTGTACTCTTGGTCTTGTTTGTGGAACTTCACGTCGTGGTACGTACCTTGTCTTAGGTTGATTGTAATACCTAATCGTTCTGCTATACGGACGATACCAATCATAATACCACATATTCCAAGTAGGGTACCTAAGTCTCCAATCATACCAACTATACCATAAATTGTTTCCATAATAAAATTGCCAATCAGAAAAAGTATTATAATTATACTGTCTTTTAAGTTCCGAAAGGGGTACCTGTATTGTATCCCCAGTCTTAGTTACTGCCAACACGTTTTCAACTTCATACCTAGTAATAGTGTATGAACTACAACTTGTTATAGTTACAAATACTAACGCTAGGATACTTAATCTAATCATAGTTTCAACGTTGTTGGATAACTATTATAAATAGGTTCAGTAGTTGGATGATCAAGTTTATAGAAATTATAGATTTGTTTAAATAGTTCAAAATTCTTATCTATATCGTCTATGACTTTAATCTGCCAACCTTTGCCTTGATAGGTACCTTCCTTTTTAGAAGACGATCTAGTGTGTGCTTTTAACCAAATAATACCAGTTCTGTCTATTTTTATTCCTTTTGCTTCTTCTATAGCTTTTGCATATGCTGAGAGTTGTAGGTTGTAACTCTTGTGAAGATGTTTAGAAGTTTTGATATCTAACAACCATATCTCACCATCTAACTTAACCAATAAGTCAGCTGTACCTGCATACTTATGTTCATCAGAAAATACAAACTCTTCTGCAGATATAAGTTCCGGTTTATGTGTTTTCCAAAAATCACAAAACCTTAATATCATCTCCCATACAAGTTGAGAGTATTTTGCTTTACCGTAATCATCCATCCACGATACTTCCTCTCCTAAAACTAAAGCTTCTGCAGCTTCATGTACTTGAGTTCCTTCTTTAGCAGCATGACGAGCTATGAGGTCGGCATTATGACCTACGTCTTTTAACCAATTTTCAAAAAATTGATTTCTAGGCATGTATTGGAGAATTGTGGTAACGGACGGGTAATACACACCATCCGACCTCTTATATACTCGTCTATCTAAGAAATTTATTTGTTTAAGTTTAGCATCAAAATCTAATCTTTGGTTAGAATGTTCCTTAAGGATATTTGTTCCTTGTTTAATCATAAATCTAGTTTATTCAGCATTAGGCTAGATAGATCTAATTCATTAGCCTGCTGGATTAATTCGGTAAAAGCCTTAAAACCCATTTGACTGGGGTCTTTATCTGTTAAGTCTATAAGGAATACTCTTTTACCTTCGTTTAAAAACTTTTCAGCAATCTGTAATGCCCTCTCTCGAGCATCTGTATCTAACGCTACATAAATGTCTTGTAACGGTGATGTAATAATTTTTTTGTATAAGGAAGTTGAAATACTCTTACCTAAAATGGGTATAGTGTTTCTACGTATTGCAATAGCGTCAAAGACACCTTCACATAAAATAATTGGTTGACTCCAGTTAATTAAATTCTCAAAAAATATTATGTCTTTTGAGGTTTCAGGATTTTTGTACTTGTAATAGTTGCCGTCATAAGTTCGTGCAACAAAAAAGTTGAGTTGATTGGATTCAGAATAACTTGGGATAATAACTCGTCCTCCAAATTCACCAGTTGTTGCGTATCCAACCCCATATTTAATAAAATCATTATCGGTAAGTCCTCGTTCATATAGATATTTTCTCACTAAGTTAGCAACTACTGATGTTTTTGAAGCAGAATATAACGGTTGGTACTCTTTCGGTAACTCTATTATAGATAGTTGTCTATATTCTATCTGTGCACCTTTAGGTAGGTATTTTAATATTTCAACAGCTTGTTCTTTGGGTGTTTTTAACTGATAAAGTAACGACCTAATTGTACGGCCTCGGGTCTGGCAAACCCAGCATTCCCAAGGATTTTGTCCTTCTTCATTGGTTGCTAAGTTAATCTCAAGTTTAGGTTTGCGATTATTGCAAAAAGGACAATGAAAGGCGTAGTTATCTCTAGCTTTCTTGTGACTTTTACCTAGTACATTTTCGATTGTTCCTAAAAGGAAAGTGTAATCCATAAAACCGGTCCGTATCTCTACATAAAGATAAGGACTTTATTTCAAACTACCAACTATAAATCTCCAGATTGTAGTAAATCTCCTATAGCTGCAGATACAACCTGTAATAATAGAGTGCGGTTTCCGGTATCTAAGTAGTCTTCTAGTTTGTCTGTTATGTGAGAAGCTAATTTGTTTGCATCATCTGCTGAAAGACTAACTTCTGTTCTTTCGATAATTCTTTTATTTTCTAATATGATTTTGGATAGTTTCATACATCAAATTCAAATTTTAAGGATGGATACCATTTACGATCTTCATCTTCGTCGTACCAATTACCTTCTTGAGTAATCTCAAAACCTTTAGCTGTTAAAAAATTCTTAACATTAGTCCACTCGGAAGGAGGAAGTTCTTCATTGGTGTTAAAGGTAACTTTACCGTAACCTCTATCTTTTTGGTAATATTGTCCCATAGAAACAAATATATCATCTCTGTTATAAGTGTCTCTAAGTTCAGACTGTAATTGTTCAGATTCTTTTTTGAATTTTGCAAAGTCTTCCAATATTACGTTACTTAGTTTCATTTTACTTTCCTTGTCCTTTATAAATCTTCGTATAATTTTTTGAAGATTTTAATTTTGATGTCTTAGACTTGGCATGAATACCTGGTCTCCTTTTTTTAGGTTTTTTAAAATAATTACCTAAAGTTAATCCTTTTGCCATATTTTTACAACTAAATCACCGGTTCCTTTAATAACTCTGTGATATGTTTCTTTTGGTATAAATAGTTTGTTTTCTGATAACTGTTGTGGAATCTCGTTATCTAATTGAAGTTTCCAATCAGTTGGTTGAGTAGCTTGAACATACCTATCCTCACGGTCCCTATGCCATACAAATTCAAATGGAGAAGTGTCTTGAGAGAATTCTCTAATTATATAACCGTCTTCCTTTTTTTCAGAATAAGGTCTACCAGTAACCTGAGAAGTTTGATGATCCACCTAGTGATTTCCAATAACGGCCAATATTACATGACCAATAACCTGCTTTTGTTTTATCTTTCTTTTGTGCACATTTATGTCTTGCAGCAAATGAAGCTCTTGCTCCTTTTTGTTTAAATTTAACTGACAATCCAGTATCGCCAAAAGATACTTTCTTTACGTTTCCTGTTTTAGGATTTTTAACGTAAA